GTAAACTCCTGAAATGGTTTATATTATAATAAATGTAAACTCCTGAAATGGTTTATATTATAATAAATGTAAACTCCTGAAATGGTTTATATTATAATAAATGTAAACTCCTGAAATGGTTTATATTTATTATATTGAAGATATAAACTCCCATCTTAAACTTTTACATATTTTCTCCCAAACATGTTCTTGTTCTTTAAGATTTTTAATTGATTTTAATAATGGAAAACTAGTTAATAAATGGTCTAACTCTAATAATTGACAGAACTTGTGTAAGACATATGAATATGATAAGAAATTTTTACGTCCTTTAGGTTTATAAATCTCCCATGGTTCTTGAATCTTAGAAAACATATCTATAAACTTCATTTCAACATGTCTATTTATATTTGGTGGTTCTAATCCACTTAATTTATTTATAATATAAGGAATATGTTCATATAAATTATTATATCCAAGTTTCTTTAATATTTGTTTCATTTTATCCCTATCCAATTTTGATAAATCTTTTATCCTATTTTTATTAATTTCGTTAATTACTTCTAAAAATATATTTTCTGGAATTTCAGTTGTTTCTTTAGCTTGAAACTGATTAATCCATTCCTTAAAATGATTAATTCTTTTGTAAGGTGAATATTCTTTAATTTGTCTATCCTCGTCAAGTATTATCTCCTCACTGTCGCCACAAATAGGACAAACATAACTAGATTCGCCAGCATCTAGTATTTTTTCAACGGTACATTCAATACAATATTTTATACGATTACTCCCATCATCCTTAATTGTTCTTGATCCGTCAACTCTTTGACAGTATTTATCAAACAGATGTGTTCGAGAAATATTATTGTCATCTTTTTTAATCTTCTTTTTATTAAAATAATCAATTATATTTTTTGTTTCCGAGTATTCATTCTTTTTCTCATCTCTTAATTTATAGTAACTACAAATAATTTCTCCAGTTTTATCATAATAATCTAATTCTTTTTGATTTTCCTCGATAGATATAATTTCTTGTTTCAATTTATCAATATTATTAAGTATATTTGCCTTAATTTCCAAATCTTTTTCAGTATACATACTATTATCTTTACAAACTAATTCTAACTCACTTTCTAACTTATTTATTTGATTTATTTTATTAGGTAAACTGGTTTTTTGCTCCTTAAATAGACTAGATTGTTCTTTATGTTTTTTGTCTAAAGTGGTAGAATCACGGTACTCCAACTTCTCTTTCTTTTTCTTTTTTATCTTAAAATTAGACATTAGTATTAATAGAAAAGTTACTTTAAATCCATTCGTATTTTATATAAATGGATTTAAGAAAAATCTAATATCATACAACAATCTTTCGAAAGATTTGTATTTATATTTTTTAATTCTCTAATATCAATATATCCTTTTATTATATTAAGAATATTAGAAATATAACATAATCCAATATCATGTTTAGTAATATTAAAGTCGTCTATTAATATCGAATTACTAAAATTAGAATTTGAAATTTCTTTATTATTATCAATAATTAATGTATTTTTACTATTAAATGTATTATTATGAATTTTATCATTCCATAATAAATCTAATGGTTTTAAGATTATATCGTTATGAATGACATTTCTATAGATAATATTAGTTTTTATATCCACATAATTATTATTATCCCTTGCTAATATTAAGTTTGTTTGTTCGTATTGTTCATTTGTTAATATTAATTTTAAAATTTCACGACAATATAAAGAGCTACCCGATGTCCAGAAACCTATATTAAAATAAGAAAAACAAAATTTTAAAAATTTTAATAAATACGGCCTGATATAAACAATGCCTAAGAAATTAGGAAGTTTAATAATTTTAAAATCGTGTTTTATATTAAAAGATTTAATATCAGTATCTTCCTTAATAGGAACAGTCTTTATTAATGTATCATCAATATCTAAAATTAAATTTATATTATTCATCAAGTTAGTATTAAAAATATATATAAATCTTTAAATTAGTTTAATATATCAATTTCACATTTTTTATAAATTTACGTTCGTTTAATATTACACTAAATATAGTAATAGATATATAATATCATAACTGGATCGACATTATACATATATATCTATTGGATATATGATAATATACAAATAAAAACCTTTAAAAAAATCTATAAAAAATTTCAAATTATTTCAAAATAACAAGTTAAAAAAAAATATTAAGAAATTTTCAAATTTATTATAAAAATATTAAGGAATTTTCAAATTATTTAATTTAATTTAATTTAATTTTTTTTTTCTTATCTTAATTATATAATAATATGGGTGGAGGTTTAATGCAACTCGTAGCCTACGGCGCTCAAGATGTTTATCTTACCGGGCAACCACAAATTACTTTTTTTAAAGTAGTCTACAGAAGACACACAAACTTTTCTGTAGAACCAATTCAACAAACTTTTCAAGGTGCTGCCGAATTCGGTAGAACCGTTACTTGCAATGTTAACAGAAACGGTGATTTAATCACTAACATGTACTTAGTAGCTACTCTTGACAAGAAAAACAGAACCAATGGCTCCGTCAAATACGGTTATGTTAACAAACTTGGTTTTGCTATGATTGATTCATGCAAAGTCGAAGTTGGAGGATCCAAAATTGACGAACAATATGGTGATTGGCTTAATGTTTGGGATGAATTAGCCAGAGAAACTGCTCACGATGGTGCCAGAGATGCCATGATTGGTAATGTTTCTGAAGTAACAGAAGTTGGTCGTGATATGGCTGATGCATACACTATGTATGTACCACTTAAATTCTGGTTCAACAGAAACAACGGTTTAGCTTTACCATTAATTGCTTTACAATACCACGATGTCAGAGTAACCATCAAACTTAGAGATGCTTGTGACTTAGTTAACTTCACTGGTGCATCCACCGGTGCCAATTCTGGAGCTAAAAACAGTGACTTAAAAGATGCTTATTTACTTATCGATTACGTCTACCTTGATTCTGAAGAAAGAAAGAGATTTGCTCAAGCTGCTCACGAATACTTAATTGAACAAGTTCAATTCACTGGTGACGAAACCTTCGGTGCCGAAAACCACAAATACAGACTTAACTTTAACCATCCTTCCAAATATCTTGTCTGGAACACATGTCTTGATAGATACCAAGAAAGCCATGCTTGGGTTGACTGGGCTGTTGATGGTGACTGGGAAGCTGCTAGAGAAAGAATGGCCAAGAAAATCTGGTTAGCTACTAGAGCTAATCTTGATGCCAATGATGGTAACTCTTATACTTTATCTATGGATGATTCCACTATGGAAATCGGAGATGTTCCTACACTTCAAAGTGGTTTAAATGCCAAACTTACTGCTTTAGCTGGTAAGATTGAAGCTCAAGTATTATTTGCTAACAGTCAATCTTCTAGTGCATCTAATGCTGATGCCACATTAGCTAATGTTGTCATCTTAAGAAATGGTCTTACAACTGCTGATTTAAATAATACCGTAGCTGATCTTACACCTAGTATGAGTGTTACCGGTAAAGCATTCCTTGAAGCTAACCAAGTTTGGGTCAGAGATTACTTCAACTATTCTGATAGCCCTAACTGCACTGGTAACCCAATCAAGACTGCTAAATTACAATTAAATGGACACGATAGATTTGCTACCAGAGATGGTAACTACTTCAACTATGTTCAACCATACCAACACTTTACCGTTACCCCATGTGACGGTATCAACGTATACTCCTTTGCCCTTAAACCAATTGACCATCAACCATCTGGAACTTGCAATTTTTCCAGAATTGATAACACCACTCTTAACCTTACTACCACTTACGGTACTACTGGTGCAACTGGTGTTTGCAAAATTTATGCTGTAAATTACAATGTCTTCAGAGTAATGAGTGGTATGGGTGGTTTGGCGTATAGCAATTAATTTGGAGGTGTCTTCATTTTATTTGGATGGTTATTCCATTTAAACTAATAAATAATAAAAATAAATAATTAAAATTGTTATAATTATATTTCAATTTTAAATAAATTAACTTTACATGTCTATAATATTATCTAACTGTTAAAAAGTAGATATTAAATCCATTAATTCTTTTTCTGTTATATGTTTTTGAAATGATAAAATATAGCATATATCAAAAATATAAGATTCTTCACCACCTCCTTCAATATCTAAATCTAATATGTATTTGACACAAAATTCTGGGGTTAATGTTTGTGTTGCCAAAAGTATTTTTTCATCAAGATGATTTTCTACAATATTCTGTTCTAAAATATCAATAGAATATTTATATCTATTATTAAGTAAATCGGTATTTGTTACTTTCATTGTTGTTATTTTAATTTATCTAATAAATAAATATTAAATGAATTCAATTTTTAATATATATATATATATATATGCAAGAATTAAATTATAAATTAAAATATTTAAAATATAAAAAGAAATATTATAATTTAAAAGGTGGTCAACCAAAAGATAATATTAGTAGTCTTCCTTCAGAACTAGTTAATTATATATCTGAATTTACAACATGTGAAGAATTAATGAATGCAATTAAAAGTAAAAAAAATGCATTCGGGGAATACTCAAATAAATATTGGGGTAGATTAATTGATAATATTGAAATTGATAATTACCCGTATACATATTCAACTATAAATCCACTTCCAGAAATTCCAATACATCCATATAGAAATTTAATGGTTCAATTCATATGTGTAAATAATATTTATTGTCAACTATTTTTTACCAAATGTTTACATAAACATCTAATAGATAAATATAGTAAAATTAATTTAACAGAATGTTGGTATGAATCAATTAGAATAAATAAAATAGTTGATTACAAGTGGTTTAATATTTTAATAGATACAACTGGTATTGGTGATGGTGCTTTTAAAAATAATCAATTAACATCCGTAACTATACCAAATTCTGTTACTAGTATTGGCGATAGTGTTTTTAAAAATAATCAATTAACATCCGTAACTATACCAAATTCTGTTACTCGTATTGGTGCACGCGCTTTTAGTCATAATAAATTAACATCTGTAACTATTCCAAATTCTATTACTGGTATTGATGATAATGCTTTTAGTCATAATAAATTAACATCTGTAATTATACCAAATTCTGTTACTAGTATTGGTGATGGTGCTTTTGGTATTAATCAATTAACATCTGTAACTATACCAAATTCTGTTACTAGTATTGGCAATGGTTCTTTTAATGTTAATCAATTAACATCTGTAACTATACCAAATTCTGTTACTATTATTGGTCATGGTGCTTTTGGTAATAATAAATTAACTAAAGTAATTATTGGTAATTCTGTTACTAGTATTGGCGATGGTGCTTTTAATACTAATCAATTAACATCCGTACCTATACCAGATTCTGTTATTAGTATTGGTAATAGTGCTTTTTTTGGTAATCAATTAACATCAGTAACTATACCAGATTCTGTTATTAGTATTGATAATGGTGCTTTTAGTGATAATCAATTAACATTTGTAACTATACCAGATTCTGTTATTAGTATTAGTCATGGTACTTTTAGTCATAATAAATTAACATCTGTAACTATACCAGATTCTGTTACTAATATTGGTAATTTTGCTTTTTTTGAGAATGAATTAACTGAAGTAATTATACCAAATTCTGTTACTAGTATTGGTCAAGGTGCTTTTCAAGGTTCTCAATTAACAACTGTAATTATACCAAATTCTGTTACTGATATTCATCCTGATGCTTTTGATCAGGGTGTTACTATAATTAGAGAATAAGCAATTTTTATATTTAGATATAAATATATATATGCAAGAATTAAATTATAAATTAAAATATTTAAAATATAAAAAAAAATATTATAATTTAAAAGGTGGTCAACCAAAAGATAAATTTAGTAATCTTCCTTTAGAATTACTTAATTTTGTTTTTTAAAAATTAAATCTTCATCTCAATCTAGACATTTATATTTTATTTTTCATTTGTTCTAGCCACATCTATAACATTGTCAGTATCCCTCTTTTTATCTAGAATTCTTTGTTTTTTTCGACAGCTTAAACAATTCTTAGTTTTATTATTTCGAGAATCAATAAATTCACTTTCATCGCATTGTTTTTGACATTTTACACACACATTACCTACATTATTTACTACTTTCGTCTGATGTCTTGCACGATCTTTTACTCGACTTTTTTCTAAACATTCGGCACAACTACTATAACTATAACTTTGGTCTAGTATTGCGCGACACCCTCTAGTTATATTCGCACAACATTTTTTGTTTTGAGCTTTTACTTCATCTTCAAATAAACATCGTTGATGTAAATTACAGTATTTGTTTTCAATACTTCGTTTATATTTGCAACTATCCTTTTCACATTTAATAAAAACAGTATTCATACGTTTTAAATCTCGACATTTCATAGTTCTTTCTTTACATTTATTACATATTTTAGCTTCATTTGTCGAATAGAAATGTTTTTTACATCCAGTACATGTTATTGTACTTGCTAACATCTCATCTGTATAATCATTCATATATTGATGATTCTTACAAAACCTTGTATCTACTACACTTGTTTTTTTACACATATCGGCATCGCCAATTTTACCCAAACACTTTATCATTGTTATTTAGTTATATAATATATAAATAACAAGTTTCAATTTTTCATTACACTTTCCAATTTTTATTTCACTTTACATAAATAACAGTAATTAATTATATTGTTATGCTATAAAATAAGTTATTAATCATTACAGTCATCCTCGTCAAGATCATTATATCTTTCATTCATATCAAAAAAAGAGTTCCATTCATAAGAGTTTGAATGTCGAACGTATGTACTCTTCTTGTTGCTTATACGCGACTTCTTTAAAAGGTTTGAAAATTTATTATGAATAGTATCAGTGTCAATGAAACTCAAAATGTAAACAAGCACATCGTCATTCAATTGGGGATACACTATATTCATTAATTGAAGTGTTGTCTGATGATTAGGACTGCATAGTTTGCACTTACATTTTTCATTAATATTGTCACTGTCCCTGTAGTAGTCTAACATTTGGAAATAAGATAACTCCACTCCTCTTGATGAATCACATATAACCCAAAAATCTAACTTTAATATAAACTTAAACTTTACTTTGCCGTCGTGAGTTAGTTCGTCATTAATACCAACACTTGCATGTTTTTTCCTAGAATTAAATACTAAAAAACCGGAAGGTGTTACAGTTTCAGGATATAAATGGGGTGACATATTAATTTGAACAGGCGAAGTTGGAAGAGTCAATCTTCTATTAATTGTATTAATACAAGTGTTAATTGTACCTTGCCGCCATGGCAAATTATATATTAATGTATTTCCTTCATCTGCAAAGAATCTATCATTTAAATTAGAATCTAAACACAATATGTAAGAAAACATTTCCGCATCTTGACATGGCTTATTAAGCGGTATTTTATCTCTATGTAGATCAAACTTGCCGCCGTTTTCATATAAGATTATATCACCGTGGTTACATGGTAGTAAATCCAATAAGCTATCACCTACGCGATTAAATTCTTTTCTCATAAGAGGTAGTAATTCAGGTAAAATAGCATCTGACAGTTTATTTGTTAAATCTTCTGAAAACCTGAAAGATGTAGAATTCCTTACGTCTTTTGCAAGTCTTGTAGTAGATGAAGATAAACTACCAACCTTAGACACCATACCATCACTTTTAGTAAATGACATCAAGTTATCTAATTTGGGTTGGTTAGATTCAAATGGTAAAGATTTTCCCCCAATGATATTATCATGTAATATACTCACTATCTTATTATATTGTGAAGAATAACCATTAACATTTGTATGATTTGTAATTTCCTTCAAGTCAACACTAGTAGCTTGAATATATTTTAAGGGATGGTGTTTATCTTCTACTTTAGGTATTTTGAGAATATCCCTGAAAGTAACATCGCGTGTCACATGACGGTAATTAGTTTCTTTGCAAGAATTACAAAAAATATGACCATTTTTACAGGTAATTTCTTTAGTTTGTAAACCTTTATTGGATGAACACATATTTATAAGAGTATTTATAGTGTTGGTACTGTTGGCGTTAGCCTGTGTGATATTATAACCACTTACTGAACGAATATAATCTGAATTAAACATTCGTAAATTAAAATATATAGGACATGTATATAAACATTTTTTCAATTTTTATAATCTGGACATATAATGGATAATATTTAAAAAAGCGAATATGCGAGTGTATCCATTTTTAAACGTTAATTTTAAAATTTCTATTATATTATATATGAATAATAAACATAATTATGAAATAATTAAAACATTGAGAAAAGCCGAATTATATTCACCTAAAATAGTTTATATGATTAAAAAAGATAATGATTTGAAGATTTTAAAAAAATATCCTTCAATAAATAAGAAAAAATCAGTTGAATTAGATATTTTATTATTAATTAATACGTTAAATAAAGAAAAACAAAAATTTCTAATGACATTAGATACATATTTTTTTGATAAATGTAATTTAGAATATTATGTTTTTAAAAAGAAAACTATTATAAAAAAAGCAAAATATTGTTTGAATATTATTGTTAATAATAAAGGTAAAACAATTTATGATAAATTTTCAAATTATAATAATCTTAAAAAAGAAAAATATAGTTTAATTGTACAAGTAATATATTCACTTGATATAATAAGAAAATTAGGATACATTCATAATGATCCGCATTCTGGAAATATTACATGTGAAAAAGCGACTAATCCAATTAAAATTGGCACTAAAAAAATTAATACTAAATATCAGTTTTCTTTGATTGATTTTGATGCATCATTATCTGCAAAAGAAACAATTTACGATAAAGGACCAGAAAAATTTAATGGAAATTGGGATTTAATATATTTTACTAGACAGGTTATTTTACAACAAGATAATCTAATTAAATTAGATAAACGTGTAAAATGGGTGCCTAAATTTAAAATGGAAAATTTAAAAGAAATAATGCAAGTATATACAAAAATATGGAATAAAATAAAAAAAACATTATCTAAGAAAGGTAGAGACTATATAAAATGGTTTAAAATATTTGAATCTAATCAAATAGAACAATTTTATACTAATTTTAACGAAGATATACCTTTATTAAAATCATCTGGAAAAGACTTTATTAACTTTTCTATCCAAGACGAAATACTAATATTATTAAGTGCTTATAATAAAAAGGTTTGGTTAGAAATAAATGGGTTTAATGTATATTTACCAAATTTAGTTCCAAAAGAAGAGATTGAATTTATAATATTAAATTTAAAAAATAATAATAAGATTATAAACTATTTTAATTTAGGTTTTCTTATTTAATTTCCATGTAAATGGTAATGTTTTAATTCGCATATCATGTATTTCATCTATAGTTAATTCTGGTTTATTGCAAAAATATCTACAAAACCAATTAATGTTGAAATTACACATTATAATATATTATATTATATTTTTAACACGGCTTTAATAATATTATACCGTATCGAGTTCTTTGATAAGTTCTTTGATAAGTTCTTTGATAAGTTCTTTGATAAGTTCTTTGATAAGTTCTTTGATAAGTTCTTTGATAAGTTCTTTGATAAGTTCTTTGATAAGTTCTTTGATAAGTTCTTTGGTTTTTATACTACAGATGTTAAATTATCAGATAAGTTCTCATCTATTAATTCAACACGCGATGTAAATTTTTCAAATAGGTAAAAAACTCCGAATATTAACAATATAATAGTATTAATACCAGTAATAGTTAAATATAATGGGTCGTATGTTTTAATTGCCATATATAATGATATAATTGATATAATTCCCCAAATAAAAAAGAATACTATAGACGCGCCTATTCCTACTTTTTTTTCTGTCATGTTCTATTTTAATTATAAGTTAATTTATGAGGAAATCTATCAATTTTTATTGGTAATATTCAAATATGTCTTTTATTTTACAAAGCAATGAAAGGCACGCATAACGAATACTATTTGTTAACTCAATTTAAAACAAGAATTATAATTATAATTATTTATTAAAAATTATTTCAGAACAACTTTTACAATAACTATTTTTAAAAAAACCATAATATGAATTTAATAAATTAGAACATTTATGACAATAAAAATCTTTACAAATACAACACGTATTATCTTTATTAGATATGCTATTAACTTTACAATTTTTACATTTAATTAAATAAGATAATATTTGGTTAGATATATGAGAGTCGAACATTATATATATACAATAAGATCTATTTAAATATATTAAGTGAACTTTTATCTTGTTATGATTTACCAGTTATAATTTTTAGTATATCATTTCCATATTTTTCAATTCTCTTTTCTCCTAGCCCCTCTATTTTTTTAAAATCATTTATATCTTTTACTTGTATACTTAATAAAGAAGTAATTGTTGCATTAGGAAATACCTGATATACTTTTACATCATTTTCATCGGCTTTTTTCTTCCTATATTCTTTTAATTTATTTTCAAAATCATCGGGTAGAACAAATGCTTCCTGATTATTTGATTTTTTATGCAAAGATATTAGTTTGATTTGATAAATTTTATCTTCTATATCATTAACCTTTTTATTTGCTTTAATCCATTCTTCTCCTTTCTTATTTAATTTAATTACAGAACCAAATGTTGTCTCTAATTTAACTTCAATTAAATATTCATTAATTATTAGATATCTTATAATATCTTTTATAGCTTCTTTCTTTGTATTTTTTAATTTTCCAAACACACTCATTTCTTTAATAATAGAATTAATTTTTTTCGATGCTGCCCCGTATAATATATCAACTAACATTGTAGAACCAAAGTTATTTTTTAAGTTTTTAATTAATTTTAAAACATAATAACATTCTTTTGTAATATCTTGTTTGTCTTCTTTCTTGGTAGATAAACAATTATCACAATGTCCACAATCATTAATATCCTCGCCGAAATACTTTGTAATATACTTCATTCTACAAATACTACTATTTACTAACTTTTCCATTTCTAAAATTCTTTCCATCTGTTTTTTTTGAAATTCTATATCTGGTATTTTATTTAAAAAACTTTTATTAATATTAAAATCATTATTACTCCAATATACATGTATATTACTAGTTTTACCATCTCTTCCTGCTCTACCAATTTCCTGATAAAATGATTCCATATCTTTAGATACCCCGTAATTTATTACAAGTCTAATATTAGGTAAATCTATACCCATACCAAAAGCAATTGTAGCAATAATTATATTAATTTTCCCTTTCATAAAATTTTTTTGTATTTTAATTCTTTTCTCATTTGATTTTCCGGCATGATAAGACTTTGATTTAATTCCATAATCTTTTAGTTTTAAGACAAATTTATCAGTTTCATCTTTTGTTTTACAATAAATTATAGTTTTATCAGTTGGACCAACCTGTTTAATTAATTCTACAATCTTTTTTTGGTCTTCATTTATATTAATTTTTTTAGTTATATTTATATTTAAATTTTCTCTATAAAAACTAGATATGATTATATTTACCTTTTCTAGTTTTAATACTCTTGTTATATCTGATATTATTTTTGGTGTAGCAGTTGCTGTTAATGCTAATATTGGAACATTACTTACCCACTCTTTTAATATACCCAATTCTTTATATTCAGGTCTAAATTCACCCCAGGTACTAATACAGTGACTTTCATCTACTGCAACTAATGAGATAAGATTCTTATTAGCCATTTCTAATATAAAATCTTTGGAATTAAATAAGTATTCTGGTGAGATATAGATAATACCGGTTTGACCATTTAATAAACTATACTTGTCGTTTTGTTTATTCGAATTATTACTATTTAAACAATATACTGGGATATTTAGACTTTCCAATTTTATTTTTTGATCTTCCATTAGTGAAATTAATGGTGAAATGACAATAACACTTTTTTTTTGAATTAGATATGGTAATTGATAACATATACTTTTACCATATCCAGTTGCTAGAATACCAATTGTATCACGTTTATCAAGTATACTATTTATGATTAATTCCTGTTTATCTTTTAGTTTATCATATCCAAAATGTTTATTTAATACTTCATTCATATTTATATAATGTAATATAATTTAGTCTTAAAATCATAAAAATATCAATATTTTTATTTACAAAATAAGTTCTATATAAATTTACTTTACGTGAAAAATATTTCAATTTAAATAAAAATCTTTAATTTTTTTCTTATATAAAGTATATATATGCTTGAACTTAAACATATAGTTGAATTTGTTGGTACATTTATCTTTTTAAATGTTATCATTAAAAATGTCAAAGGAGGTGTTGCTTGGGCAGCATTCCCAATTGCTTTAACTTTACTTGCTGTTATCTTCTGGGGTGGGTCTATCTCTGGTGGACACTTTAATCCAGCTGTAACAACCATGTTCTTCTTAGATGGAGCTCTTTCTATGCAAGATGCTATTATGTATATTGCTGCTCAAATATTAGGTGCTTATGGTGCTTTAATGTTCTATAAAATGAACATTGCTAAATCTGCCTAATAAATCTGCCTAATAAATCTGCCTAATAAATATGGCTAAATTTATTATTTTATATAGTTAACTATTAAAATAATAAATTGTTAAAAATAATAAAATTTAACAATTAATAACTACATATTCAATTAAGATGTAGATCATATAATGTATTAAATAAAAAATTGAAAAATGAACGATCTACACCTTAATTAAATTTGATATGTCTTCGTTTGAGAATAAAGCTGACTGTAAACGTTCCTCTGATGGAACAGAGACTACGTCTCAAGTACTAAGTACCAAATCTACGCATAATGGTCCAGATAAAATAATACTATTGTTAGATAGGTCTGGTTCTATGACAGTAAATGGGTTATGTCAAGCACTATTACAAGGTGTAAATTCGCTAATTAGCGAGCAAAAAGAAGTAGCTCAGGATTCTGGGACTAACCCAGATATTGAAGTATATGTTTTTAATCAATCTATAGACCTTATTCGTACGGGTAAAATTATGGATATTACCGAGATTTCAGAAGATGAAGTAATGCCCCGTGGTGGTACTGCCCTTAACGATAGCATAGCTCATGTTCTTGATAGTAACAAGGACAATTCTAATGTTCTATATTTCATCTTCACCGATGGAAAAGAAAATAGTAGTGGCAAGCACCGTGGGGATGATGGTCGTCAATATTGCAAGAGTTTAATCACATTGTACTCTCGTGAAAACAATTGGACAGTTATTTTTGGAGCAGCTAATATTGATGCTTACCATACCGGAGCACAGTATGGTATTACTTCTGATAATGCTTTCAATGTTTCACCAGATGCATCTACGGTTACTAAGATGATGCGAGAATTTAGTGGTGCAGTTCATACTTCTTCAACTAATGGTAGACCAATTGATATAACTAGTGTTAGACAAGCGAGTGAACAAACTCATGTTAAAGATACAACACCGGGTTCTATGACTCCCCCACCGTTAGCTCGTTGTAATGCACACGTTTGTACCATGCCTGAAACAGACGCTCCATCTGAAACTTCACCACCTCTAGATAGTAAAGTATCAGTGAGAATTGATGGAGAATAGGAGTAAACATTTATTTTATGAACCTTATTTATTATAATCTTTAATAATATTATTTTGTCTTTATTCTCAATATTATATTGTTCATATCTCATTAAAAAGTAATTAATTTGAACATCTTGATATCCAAGTTTTTTATAAAATTCTAAACTAGATTTCAAAGAGTGTAATATAATTTCAGTTTTACTTTTCTTCTTGTCAATAAAATCATAATATTTCTCAAGACTAAATCTACCAAGTCCCTTATTTCTTAGTTCTGGTAATACACCAAACATAAAAATAATATATCTTCTTTTTTCTTTTAGATTTAATACTCTTTTATCTACAATAGTAGATATAATATCATCATATGATATCTTACCAGATAACGAAACAAATAATATTCTATTTTTTTTACCATTATATTTAGTATTACAAACTCTATCAACATAAGAGGCATTAATGTTATCTCCAAATTTATGAACAAATTTTGATTGATTTTTTAATTTAGAATCTTGATAATTTTTAAACTTGATAGATTTTTTACTTACTTTATTTTCACCAGTTAAAGTCTTGTAACTTTCATATATTAGGTCGTCCATAGTAAATACAAAAGTTTTTTGTAAATCTAATGACATATTATCTTATAATATCTAATGTTTAACTAAAAAATTATAAATTGATCTACTTTGTTAAACATAGATATAGGTAAGTTATTAAATTAACCTGAAATATTTCTGATAATCCGGTTCAAAATTTAAAGATGTAGTCTAACAAATTGGATCAAAATATTGATATTTATCATTCATATAAAAATTGAAAAAATTTATTTATATTATACTTATTAGGATTTGTGATGATGTCATCAAGAAATTCATTAACATATAATTGTCCTCCATCTCAAATTGGAGGACATCAAGTACTGGTTGTAAAAGTTAACACTCTACGCAGCTATACCGGAGTATCAGGTTCGCATTCAGCAGAAAATGCAGAAGCAGCATCCAAAGCGTATGCATTAGGCCTAAATCAAGTAACCATAGATGATCCAGGATACACAGGGACTCAAATATCACATGTTGGTACAGGACTAGGTGCTATCCAAGTTATTCGTCGCGGTTCTAATCCACCTGCTATAACAGTAGCAGTTCCAGGTGGTATTATTTTTAATGGTGCTATAAATGTTCCAACAATTGTTCATCACATCGGAATCAAACAAACCCAAAACTGTGGTCATTGTGGGTCAAACAACCATTCTTCCAATCAACATAAATGCGGTAATTGTCAACGATACGGACATAGAGCTCGTTCTTGTACTAGTCATAAAGGAATACATTCTAGTGGCTATGGCGGATATGGTGGTTCTGGTGGACATGGCGGTTATGGTAGCTACGGTGGACATGGCGGTTCTGGTAGCTACGGTGGGCATGGCGGTTCTGGTGGACATGGTAGTTCTGGAGGATATAGCGGACGCAGTGCTCAGGGTGGTTCTTCAACTGTTCTCAATAGTGGTAAACTAGCAACCTTTGGAATGTCTCACAAGTCTCACGGGCCTTAGATAGAAAGATTGAAATATTTATTTTATTTATATTAAGATCGGAAG